CTCTAGCCATGGCGCTGCAGGTGTTGCCGGTGCAGCTCTGAATAGCTCTAGAAATTCAGACTGCTGCTCAGGCGTTAGCCATGCCCATGCCGCATTCCATGCTGCAATCTGATGCGGCTGTGGATTCTGCTTGTCGGTCCACTTGGCTGCAGTAAGAAAACTAGTCATCGCTTGGTAATAGCAGCTTTGATGGGGTCGTAAGCCAGCAGTACGAGGTCCAGCGTGTCGCTATTTAACTTTCCGCCTGTACCTTTAACAATGGCGGCACTTATTGAACTTTGTACAACAGATGGCGGCGCTTGGTTCATCAGCAGCTTGGGCACCTCAGCGTCAAGTTGCTTGTAGATCTTGGGTAGCGCCTGCTCTAGCGCTTTGTCCATAGCCAGCTTCAACAGCACTTTGGCCAGTTGAATCAATAGGTGTTTCATGGTCAGTCTGCTTTTCTGCTCAGGCTAATCAATGTGGTTAATACAGCCATCATGCTGGCAATAGTGCGGCTGTCGCTGTCAGCGCATGTCGGTTGTGGGTCAATGGCCTTGCCATCTGGTGTGCCGACGTACTTGGCGTACCATGGCCAGACGGTAGGGAAGACGTAGAACCGACAGGATGCCCATTGCGCCATGATCAGCAGCATGATCACCGTTGCTGTCGCCATGATTGACCGCGACAGCCACGGCGGCACTACCGCGCCTCCAGTTTGGTAACGCGCTGCTCAACACCGTTCAACCTACTAAAGGTTTCTCGGCGGTCGTCTTTGATGTCTGTGTGGAGCACTTCCAGTTGAGTGGCGATGTGCTCCACGGCGGAGGTGAGGCGAATTACGGCATCGCGGGCTTCGTCGTTGCGACGGGAAAAGCCCATAGCACCCATCGCAGCCACGCTGATGGATGCCCCAGCAACAGCAGCGATGACCTCGATCATGGCACCAGCCTAGCGGCCTTGGCCGCGCAGCTTTTTACGGTTGTGATTTGGCTTAGAGCGCTTGCCCTGCCCTTGGGCGGTAAGTTTTGGCTTGCCTGGTACATGTTGCACCGAGGAAGTGCCGGTCTTGGATTTGACTGCCATTGGTCCTTACGAGGAGGATGCCGGCGCACTAGCACCGGCAAGGATTGCGGCTCAGTTAGCCCAGGGCATACCAGCGGCCTTAGAAGGATGGCGTTGCTCTTCAATTTGACTGTCGAGAGCAGCGTGGATTTCCAGCACCTTTTCGTCGCCAAACTTCTGCAGTACCCAGCTCACCACTTGATCTTCGGTGAGTTGTGAGTACGGGATCAACTCACCTTCGGGACGTTCAAAGCCAAGGCTGCCATAGGCGCTTGATGAGTACACGGCATCGTCACTCTTGGCTTTAACGGTGTAATGGGCTGTAAACACGTAACCGTCGTCGGTTTCGCGCTCCAGTTGGGCGATGTGCCAGGTATAGGTGTTGGCCATGGATCAGGTGGGATTCTGTAGCAAGTTAGTAGAGGTGCAACCAGTTGGGAAGTGCCGGTTGCCCGCACAGAGGTGTCAAAGACTAGGAAGGGACCATTTTGTTGATGTCACCAAAATGGTCTAGAGAAGGGGACTAATCAGTTTGCCTGCATAACAATCCAGTTAGTGCCATCACTGACCAACGTGGCGAACTTACCAGCGGTAGCCGCGAGGATTGCGGTACCTGCGGCACCACCCGCCAGTGGAACCACGTTGGACGATGCTGAGACAACCGTGAATGCAGCAATGGTCTTCAGCATAATTTCACGGCCAGTCCACGCACTTGCAGTTGGCAGTGTCACCGTGATGGATGCCGTGCCGTTGCAGATCAGCCAGTTTTCTGCGATGCCGACAGTAAACGCCCCGGTCTTTGTAACTGGAGCGCCACGCCCAATGGCACCTGCATACTTAGCAAAACCATTGCTATCAATACGCATCCGCTCCGTCGGAGAACTCGCCCCATCCGCCGTGGTGGAGAACACTAAGCGGCCAGGCATGTCGTTGGTGTCAGGGGTGCCATCCGCTTCACCAGCAACAGTTGCCGCTTCAATAAAACTAGTGCCATCTGTACCGTGAAAAGTTAAAGTTCCAAGGCGGCTTCCACTGACAACAACAGCATTTGAACCAAGTGTTGCTGCACCCGATCTGCCTAGAAGAATGTAAGGAGGGTTATTACTTACATCGTTATTAATTACACTTAAAGAACCCCGTCCAGTGGCGCCGCCTGTGCCTTCTATTTGAGTTACAGCACTAAGAGTAGTGCCAAAGAAATTGCTACGCGCACTAGACGTACCAACTAAGAGCCTGCCGCTGGAGTCGATGCGGGCGCGTTCGCTAGTTCCAGTGTTAAACGCAATATTGTCAACAGTGCGAGCACCAGCAGAGCGAGTGACGTTTAACCATGCAGTTGTTGCGTTAAACGCATCGTTAACTCCTTCAAAACGAAGAATGCTACCTTCTGCGCGGATGCGCCAATATTTTTCATCAGTGCCAGCATCTGTTTCGTCAAGCACGATTGCAGGAGTCGTAGAGGCAATATGAAGATCATCCAAAGGAACTGCCTTACCAATGCCCACCTGTCCATTGGGATCAACAAACAACTTGCCAGTGCTATTTGTCGCCAGTGCTACTGTATTGGCGGCGCTAAGGTAGAGACCATTTGTTGGCGCTCCGCTGCTGGTAGGAATGAAGCTGGCGGCAGTGCTAGTGCCGGGCAAGGCAATGCTGTCAGTCCATTCAACACCAGTCCCCGCAGCGTCGGTTTGCAGCAATTGACGTGCGCCACCATCTTGGAGCTTGCTAACTGGCAGCTCACTGATTGTTGCGACGCCATTGTTATCAACGTCTACGTCGCCATTAATAATGCCAATAATTTCGCCGATTGTAATCTTCTTGGTGGCTCCAGCGCTGACGTCAACAACAGGCAGTTGGTCCGACGTGGAAAGCGGCGATACTGGGCTGAGTTCGGAAATTTTAATGTTGGCCATAGCCGTTCAGCATCCTTGTATCCATTGTGATCAAATGTTAGCGCCTAACGAGCGTGCCGTTACAAGACCACGCCGACCTGGATGAAACCTCCACCCAGGTCGGCTAAGTCACGTGTTTTTGTCATAGGTTTTTTGTATGGTGATTATGGTAAGTTACCCGTTACTAGCTAAGTATTGGTATCCAAATGTTACCAAGAGATTAGAAGCTGCTGTAGCAGATGTGACTCCAACCGTTAACTGCCTTATGCCACCAGTTGCATCTACAGTAATAGGTGTAGCAAGGTTTGAATTTGTAGCAGTAGTTGTGGTGCTAACTGATGCGGTCATTCCGCTAGCTCCGTTATCAAAAAGTCTTACGCTACAAGTGCCAGCAGATAAAACACGAGTGACACTTTTAACAAGAATCTTTTTGTTTGCCAGGAGTGCTAGGTTGTATGTACCATCTGTAACTGTTCCAGCAAGACTGATCGTGAAGTAACCGTCGATCTGATCGTATCCAGGGCAGTTGCTGACGAATATCTCTTTAGATGTGGATGAAGTAGTGAAACCCCGTGTCACATTACCGGAGAGGTTAACACCCTGGATACTGACCAGAGTGATTGTTGCATCTGCAAGATTGATACCATCTTTCTGTGCATTGCTCCCACCTGCCTCCAAGGTGCCGCATGTACCACCAATAACGGTTAGTTTTTCTACGGATCCAGTAACACCAATGCCACTATAAACATTTGATGTTGTGGTACTATTCTGACCGATGAGCGGGTTTAAGATATGAATAACCTTACCGCCGTCAATCTGGATTCCGTGTCGACCAGCACCCCGGACTCGAGGAGATACAATACTGGCGTTACCAGTAAAGGAACTGGAGAAGACTATACCGCCTTCCGTCGATTGACCAACCCAAGCGTCATTCAGGTAAATCTGTTGTCCAGTTGTAAACCTATATCCGTTGATAGCTTGATTGTCACACCCGCCGCTTTCAAACCAGATATCATCTGGATCGTCAACAGTGCCCTGCACCTTTACGCCATAATCACCTTTTACGAATCTGTAACCTAGTACCTTGCCAGAGTTTGCGTAGTTATCAACAGTAAGGTGCGTGTATCCAGCCGGACCAGTACCAGTGAATCCTCCGGAGACATTAGACAACAAGAAACTGTCACCAGGACCTAACGTAGCGTCACCCTGGACCTTAAACGAGTAGACACCCTTGCTATTCATGACATCACAGGAATGCACAACTGGGCTATTGCACGAAACAATTGTCACACCGTTATAGGCGTCTACAATGTAGACTTCCTTAATGAGTGGGTCCGCTACGTTTTCAAGGTATACAGCTTCATCGGTAGTTGCAGTTACAGTATACTTTACAGTAAGACTTGAAATGGCAGATTTGATGCCATTAAGTCTGATTGCCCTACCACTATGGGCAATCTGCAGCCTAGTGCCAGATGCGCTGGATGTCCCATCACCTCGCCCTTCGCCTTCAAGTGTCACATACGCTGGGATAGTAATAGTACTCGTAAGCTTGTACTTACCCCTGGGGATTACTACCTTGCCTCCAGTTGAGGAAATGGAATCCAATGCTGCCTGAATCTCTGCAGTGTCATCATTAGAACCATCCCCCACTGCCCCAAAGTCTTTAACACTCACCACATCTTGCAGCTTTGATTCAACGGTGCGCTGCACAGCACCAGTGCCATCTTGCGTAAACGTATTGGCGCTTAACGTCCGCACAACTCCATTGGTGTCTTTTGTGTACAGCTCGGCATCGGCCGCGTTAATTGCAAGTTCGCCTACGTCAAGATCACCCGATGCAGGCGGCGTGCCGGAAGCGGTGCTGTTTTTGTGGATGATTTTGTAGGTCACAGCATCATTGCCTGATAGAACGCAGTCTAGCCCTCGCGCAGTTGCACGTCTCGTACGGTTACAAAATTAGCAGATCCGGTAATGACATCAGTTACACCAACGTTGATAGCGGTACTTGTGAGCATAATTTGCGCTTTATAGTACAAATCGCCCGGCTGCAGCATGTCTGTATAGCTATTGCGATTTTCCACATTACTGTCAATCATCCAAAACTCGGCCTCCGCCTCTGCCTGTTCGCTGGTATTCAGCAATAAACGCAATAGGTTGCTGGTGCCCAATCGCGCCAATGGTGTTGTGTCAAAATTAAAGGCAACTGGCGCAGGGGTTATATTGGCATTGTCGTAGGCAGTTGCGCCCGCTGAATTCCCTGTCACCACAGCATCGTTATAAGTTGTATTTTCCTCGGCGCCAAAAAACACATAGGCGTTGGCGTACTCGCTGCGACTGACGATTGCAGTATTGCGGCTATCGCGCATTTCGCGTTCAATCAAAAAATCAAACGTGCCGCCACCTTGCACCAGTGATTTGACGCCATCAAAAAACTGATCACCTAATCCAGTTGTATCAATTTCGCTGGCGTTTAAGTTAAGACTCCAAGTCTGCAAATCCGCCTCAAGCTGCCATTCATTGACTAGGCGCAGTTCAATTTGACCGCTGGGATCAAGTGTAAATGCTGATTGGCTAATATCTACTCGTGTTGCATCATTGGCGCCATTTAGTGATGCGCCGCGTGTGAGATAAAACGAAAGCCGATTTAAAGCGTCAACATGCACATAAAGTCGATTGCGGTATGGAATACTAGTGTTTTCTACTTGAGCCGCAATAATGCTGCCATTTTCAGTAATTAATGCGTCATTGTTTTCTGTTGACAGCCATTGAAACGGGCGCAGCAGTCCGGCGGAGTATGGCGTGCTGTAGCCGACCATCTCAGCATAGTCTTGATAGTCAAAGATATTGGCATAGCTTGGAATCAATGGATCGTCATTTAGGTTTGCGTTTGGCCAATTGCCAACACTAGCGACTTCAACTAAATCGCCACTACGAAGCCCCGCGTTAGATAGCGGAATAATGTTTTTGTCTTGGTTTAACTCACTTATATTTACCACAATCGGCGCTGGTGCCGCGCGGTTTAAGACAATTTTGCCGTAGGCTCCAAGAACTGCCATGACTAGCTAGGTGCGCCAGTGAACTGGAATGCCACATTGGTGCTAGTGACATCCCCGACGGATACCGACGTACCGACTTGCGTGATAAATACATTGCCGGCGATTGTTTGCCCAATGCCAACAGTCAGTGTCACCGCAATCGGCGTTTCACGCGAGCTGGCGGTATTCAGCACATTTGCGATTAGGTTACTTTTAATCTCAGTCTCGTAGATAAAAGTAGCATTGCCAGTTGCACCGATCAAGCCTGGCGTGTACGTGCGGCTATAGGCGCCTAGGTTTGTGGTTTCCAGCGCGTCGCGCGAAATATCCACAGTGGCGCTGCGCACCACTCCGGTGTACCCGTTGATGGTAAAGCTGCCGCTAGCGCCGGTGTATGCCATGGTTACAGTCTAAGCTCGGCAATCAACGTTACACGCACATTAGAGCGCCCCGGGCTGCCTGAGCTTTCAATGCTTGGCGGCTCTTCGCTAAAAAACCACTGCAGTCCTGCGCCGGTGGCACTGCCGTCAAGCCATGCAGTCAACGCGGACGATGCACCACTAAACAGCACTGCTGGCAAGGTCAAGTCCGTTGTTGCACCCTTAGCCGAATTGTATGCCTGCGCAATCAGCGCCGCATTGTCGTCAGTAATGTTATCAAAACCAAAGCTAAGTTTCGCCTGTGAAGGGCGGCTGCCCCATAGCCGGCGTGTGGTAACGCCTGATTGCGATGTAATGCCACTTGTTGGCCAACGGGGTGCCGTGAATCCCCGACTGGTTGGCGCAATGCTTGGGAAAGTAACAGCCATCAGCCTTCTATTACCCAGTTGCCAGCGGTATCAAAGCCGTCTGCCAGTTCCAATACGCCGGAAGCGTTGGTTGGCATGTGGACTGCTTCAATACTAAAGGTTCCCTCCTCGTCAGGCGTAACGCGCTCGATCTGGTAAGTGCGCACTTGCGTGCTTGGCAGTTTGACCGTAAACACCACGCCAGTTGGTGTTGCCACGGTGCCGCTACCACTTACGATCAGGGTTGCATCGGCTGGTGGTATGCCTTCGGTGCCGTCCCACGCGATCACATCGTAAGTGCCATCAGCTAGCGGCTTGGTGCTGACCAAGGCGCCAGTGGCAGTTACAACGCCATTGTTGAACTCGTCATACTGTGTTTCATCCATTGCGACACGGATGTAATCGCTAGGGCCAAGTTTTGCCAGCGCACCTTCATGGGTTGTACGAAAGCTGATCGCGTGCGTCGGGATGCGGCGCATTCGGATAATGTATTTAGCAGCATCAATGGCATGAGCGCGGCTGGTTACATAGTCACTCAGGTCAAGCGCCTCAAGCGGATCAGTGGCACTGCCAATTGTTTCCCGTACCAGCACTTCGCGCTCGGTTGGGAAAATGCCAGGGTTGGTCAGATCCGTGCTCGCCCGCTCTTCGCGGTAGCGCACACTGACCTGAATTGGTTCGCGCTCCTCGGGCTCGAGGTATTGCAGCTTGAAGCTGCCCTCAACGATATTACCGGCAGTAAACAGACCCTTGATCGGCACTGCCGTGAACTGCAAAGCCGGACGCAGATAGAACTTGCCGTCGCTTTCGCCAAACACCAGCAGATGGGCAGCTGCGGTGTCTGCTGCCCACTGGCGCAGGTTCACGCGATCGGCCTGCACACCATCAAAGAAATACTTTCGGGTGTAGCACCAATCCGCTGCCGCCTCAAAGGCATCTAGGTCAATCATTTCATCGGTAATCAAATCACCAGCGCCGTAGGTGGCATTGGTCATCAGATCCAGCAGCACGTCTGGAAAAAGATGCGTGGCGCCAACTGCAAGGCTGTTGCGCAGGCGCCGGCAGGTTTTACCACCAGTTACATAGCAGCTGAACTGACCGAACTGCTGCCACTCCACGGAACTCATTACGTTGATGCCCACTAGGGCAAGATCGTCGTAGACCGGAGCGCTGGCATTGGGAACAATTTCATTGATGTAGACAACTTCGTGCTCAGGGCCACCACTGGCACTGCTTTGCGCTTCCTCGTAAACAAACGCTTCGGCAAGCTTGCCCCAAGTGTCTAGGTAATTGCGGGAGCCGTCGCTGTAGTTTTCGGTATCTGGTCCAGGGATTCCTTTGCCAATGGTCCGCGTGGTGGCAATTGAGAATTGCTCGTCAGTGCGAGGCACGGAGTCGCCGTTAAAAGCAACAGTTACTGATCCATCGGTCACTACCTGCCGGCTGCTTAACCGTGCATCAAGTACATAGAGAGTGTTAATTCCAGTGCCGTTCCTCACTTCGTAGCCGGACAGCGGCACAATCTGAAACTCCCATTGCTTTAGCGATGGCATGTTCAGCTGTACAAAGTTGAACACGTTTTGCTGAGTGGCTCCGCGAATGCCGTAGGTGTTGCTCAGGGTAGTAAAAGCGCTGCCGCTGCCTGCCTCTCTGTAGCTGATTTTGAAAAAGCTATATCGCTCTTCTGTAGTGGTAATTGTGTTGGACTGAAATACATCAACTTTCAATGTAGAGCCACGCTCGATAATATCGTTTTCGCGGTTTTTGCACGCACGGGCATCCGAGTCGGAAAAGCTGATGGAATCACGCAGGTTACACATGCCATTAATGCGGATACCAAGTGCCGAGCGAATGCCAAACTCGACTGCTTGGCAAGGGCGCGTAGTTGAAATGCTGGCAATAGCGCATCGCAGGATATGTCCCTCAACGGTGGCTACATTTCGCTTGGCATACTCACCCTCTAGGTAAGTTTTAGCATCGCGCTCAATGTCGGCTTGCGTGTTTAGCGTTACAGTCCCTGGGCGAACTGTGGTAAAAGTAGCGGTAATTTCAGTGCCGGTACCACTAGATACATCAGCGCTAGACACAAATACATCGTTTGTGCGGCTAGTGCAGACCGCTAATGCAGAACCAATTTTATACAATTCGCCTGGAATAATTGCATCGTCCCATGTCTTTTGGCGGCCTGCAACAGTGCCAGCGGCGTCAGCGCATGGTTCAGTATGAATCTGAGCGGCGTCAAATTTCAAATTTTTTGTGACTGTAACCGTGCCACTTCCGGTAACGGTAGTGCCGTCTTGGATTTTAAATACAGCCGTTTCATTTGTATTCGTAGCATTGATGTCAATGTCACCGCCTCCACCACTTGCACTTACGCTTGTGACTACCGTAATGCCGTCTACTTTCGCTGTCGTGGTAGTAAGGCTGACATTGCTGAGTGTTACTCTGTCAATTTTTTGCTTTGCTTTTGTCCGAATGCGTATCTTAACGGTATACTTGCACGCCGCTTCGTCATCGTCGGCGGCAATAGCGGGATTGGTAAAAGTTACACGAAATTTGCTTGCCTTTAGCACCTCAATATCTGTATCCATATCATCTGTGTTGTCATACGTACCAAGCCCGCTAGTGTCAAAATTAAACGTGGCGTTTAGCGTGCCCACGCCCTCAGCGTCAATTGACACGCTATTGACGGTAATACTCAGCCTGCTTGTCAAATCGGTGACGGTACGGTCGTCATACAAATAAATCCATTTTGCTCGGCTGTTTTCACTTGCTGGTTTGTTGTATCCGCCTGCGCCATCTTTTGTAAGTTGAACCTTGCTTACTGTCCAGCTAGCTGGATTAGTAAGTGTTCGCAAGTCTCGGCTGAACTCAGTGTCTTTATCGCTGCTGGGATACAGCTTATAAGTAATTGTGTCGCCAACGCTGGCAACACTGCCGCTTACCAAACCGCTGCGGCTGCTGAAATAGGTCTGCGCTTTTTTGCGTTGCGCCCATGCCACGTCATCAACGCGGCATTTAACTTGTGCGTCGCCGTCGTCTCCCTCTGGCACCAGCTGCGCTTGCACCTGCGGCCGGATTACTGGGTTGACCTTGAAGCCGAAGTCATTGCCAATCAGCGTGTAGACGCCAAAAACTGTTTGATTGTTTGGCCTGGTTGCGCTGCTGAAGTCCGCCGCCCAGCTGCTGCCACGCCGTACCATAAAGACATCGGAGCCGCCTGCGTTTTGGGCGTTGCCTACGTCGGTACTAGCAGCACGTCCAAAGATTCGATCACCGGATGCGATGCGTGTAGTTAGTCCGCTATCTACGCGTTCGTAGACGGTCAATCGACTGCCCGCGCTATTGGCGGTGCTGTTTCCAAAGTCATAACTAGCCAGTGTATTTCCACCAGCGGCAAAGTTTTTTGCGTCGATGCCACCGATTGGGCCTTCGCCAACCATGAAAATGGCACGGAGCAACTGACTGCCACCAAGGCTATAAATCTGGCTCCAGATCATCGGGGTGCTAACGCGCACACCGCCGTAGGTAGTGCCGCTGATCGCCTCACGCAATGCGTAGACCAGTGGAATGGTGCTGCCCAGCGTGATGATGTCTTGCGTGCTGTCAAAGCCGTAGCGTGGGGTGTATCGCTGGTTATTTGTGATCGGCGCGTCGCTTCGGTTGCGCGCTTGTAGCTGGGCTGGCCTTCCGGCTTGCTGTTGCGGGATGGCGGGCTTTAGGAAACTGGCTGCAACTTGAAAGCCAATGCCAATTACCAGCAAGATGAGGCTTTGCGTAAACGGATCCAAGCCGGCCACTATCGCCGGCTCGGGCTGCTCTTTGGCGCGGCGTTGTACTTCAGCTTTGAAATACAAAAACTGCTCTTCCGTCAGGCCAAGCAGATCGGCAAGGTAGCGGTCAGAAGGCAGCATCAGCGGAATGCGTAAAAACGAAGTTCTGGCATGTACGACAGCGGCACCCACCGCACGCCGCGCCTGTGATGCACCAGCAGCAGGCCCCTATCCACCACGATACCAACGCCGAGCCCATTCGGTCCATTGTGGAACAAGGTAACGGCGTACTCTTTGGGCTGGTCTAGTTCGGTTGTTCCAACTTGCCAAAGTGCTTCAAGTGCAGGCCAGTCACCTTGCCGTGCAATGTCAAGCCAGTGGGCATTGAACTCAGGATGATCAATACCCGCGTCGTCCAAGATGCGCCATACCATCAACAAGCAATCGGCAGCTTTGCCCTGTTCGGGATCAGCGCCGAATTCATGGGGTAAGCCGATCCACTTGCGCCAGGTCATTAACTGATCACCAAACTGCCAGTGCTGGGTAATGCACCGACAAGTGCTGTGGTAAGCCTACGTTTAGGGATGTCGCTCTTAGTGGCATCAAGTGGGCTTGATAGTTTAAGAATGACTCGCTCGGTGTCCATTTCGTACTGTGCGACGCGCCATAGCTCAGAACGTACTAGGACGTCATCAGCAAATGTTTCAGAATCAAGAGATACCGTTTTAACTTCTAGCAACCATCTGGATTCCACTGCTTCGGCAAAGATGTTGACACTGATCGGATCCAAGCCGGCCACTAGGCTTGATTCGCTGCGATCACCGCCCTTGCTGCCAGCGCCTAATGTATATGCAAATGGTGCAAACGCATAGGTAACGCTGCTGTAAGTGCGTGTTTGGTTGATGCTGAAATTCTGATAGGCGTAGATCGTTGGAGTGCTGTCAGATTCCAAGAATCGTGAATAGTTCACGAAGGCAAAGCTGCTCATCAGGCCATCCCCACTCGCTTGCGTGTTTTCACGGAGTTCTGCAGTGTTTGCAGTGTAAGTGACCTGCCGCGTTCAGCTGCCAATGCAATGCCTCGCTGGTGCTGCTCAGCGGTGACGTACTCCACGCCATTGATTACTGTCGATTCATACTTCACCTCAATAGGCTTTTGCTGTACGGCGGTGCTGCCAGCATTCATTTGGCGATTTGCAGTTTGCTGATTAAGCATCGCGCGTGTGTCATTGGTTTGGCGGCCAGCGGCTTGCTGCGCTAGCGCGGCACGCGTATCGGCATTGGATACCACGTTGCCACTGGCATTGGGCACAAATAGCTCAGGGCCACGCTCGCCGACAAGATAAGGCGCGCCGCCAGTGACAGGGCCACCGTTAGCACGAGCGCCAAAACCCAGAAAACTGAGAATTCCTTTGCCGTCCGATCCGGCCATCATGTTTAATCCTGCCATCATCAGCACTCTGCCAATGCTCATTAATGCATCGCTTAATACATTATTCCAGTCTTTTGTTTTTGTGATTAAGTTATCAAAAACTCCAACCAACTGATCACCAATAGACGAGCCAATGGCTTCATATTGCGCCTTAATAAATTCAGCTTGTTTTTTAGCCGCTTCTTGCTGCCTGGAAAGTGTATTGTTTTCCGCGATGATTCGACGAACAGCGTCGGCTTGTTGATTGCTAAGCGTAATGCCTTGGCTTTTGAGTTGGTTTTCTATCTCAAGAAATTGTATTGCCTGCTTTTTAACATCCGTATTTGCTTGAAGCTTAAGTTTCTCCATATCGAGCCCAGCCAATACTTCGTTAATGGCTTGCTGCTGCTGCCGGTATTGCGCCTCGGCTTTACCTGTTTGCTCAGTAAGAAGTGTGTTGATTTCTGTTTCTAAATTACGCCGTGCTGCTCTTAGGTCATTGGTGCCTTCGTCAAAGGCAAGCGCAGCCTGAGCCTTGTCTGCAGCGCTAGCAATTAACTGTGCGCGAAAACCCTCTCTTTTGTTGATTGTGTCATCTGCTGCCGCAATTTGATATTTAATGCCTAGCAACTTAGATGAATACTCAACCATGCGCTGAGCCTGTTGCGGATTTTCACTTGCCGCAGCAGTGTTCATCATTTTGGCTGTTGCCTCAGCCAACTTTGCCTGTCTTTCTTGCAATTGGCGTTGAATTTCGCCACCAAGTAAATCATTGATATTGAGTTGATCGCCGCGCTTTTTCTTTTCTGTTTCGGGGAGGAGGGCAAGTGTGGCGGGGGCTGCTTGCCGTTGGGGCAGCACCGTGCTTTGGCCGGCGGGTGCGACGAGGCCGAGCTTTTGGTCGAGATCTTTTTGCAGGCTGGAGCGCAGCTTGCGCAGTTCCTTGATCTTGTTTTGAACGAGCTTTTCTACATAGGGAGACGCACCTTTGAGTTGCCCTTGATTGGTGGCGATCATTTTGTCGAGGTCGCCGATCTGCTGTTGCAGCGTGCCTGTGTCCTGGCCTCGTAGGTCGGCTAGGAAGTTTTTATACTGCTGCTTCATGAACTGCAGGTTGCTGACAAAGCTGTTGGCTAGCTCTGTCAGGTCTGTGATGACTTCGGAGATTACCGGCGACAGGGTTTTGCCGATTTCGCGGGCGAGCCCGTCAATGGAGTCCTGCAGGGTGCTGAGTTTTCCTTGCAGCGTATCGCTCTGAGCAATAGCGCCATTCGCATATTTGCCGCCTGCATTAGTCAGGCGAATAATTGCAACCTCAACTGCCTCTGCACTTACGCGACCTTTGCTTAGTGCTTTCTGGAATTCTTCTCCAGATAACCCATACATCTTGCGCAGTTCTTCCTGCAGCGCTACGCCGCGCTCTTGGAACTGCAGCAGCTCTTCACCTTGCAGCCTGCCCTTAGCCTGTACCTGGCCGTAGGCAGTCACTAAGCCCTGCAGCTCAGCACCAGTGGCGCCGCTGACATCAGCCAGCCGCTTGGTAGTTTCTACAACCTTGTCGGCTTCAACGCCGAATGCCTGCAGCCGCTTGGCTGAGTCAATTAGCTCGGTACTGGTAAATGGTGTTACCGCACCAAGCTGTTGCAGCTCTTTGATGATCTTGCCGGCTTTCTCTGCGCTGCCGGTCAGTACCTCAAGGCTGCGAGTTTGGCTTTCAAGTTCTGCAGTTTTGGCAAATACAAACTTAAACGCCTGCAATGCGCCAAACGCAGTTGCCAGCTTGCCTGCTGCTGCTGCAACGCCGTTAAATGCCCGCTCGGTAGTAGCAGCCTGCGCCTGCACTTCACGCAGCTTGCTGACAGCATTGCGGCTGTCAACATTGATCGCAACATTAGCGACGACAGATACAGCGCTACCCTACCGCCTTTGCTTCATTCTACGTTCCTGCTGCTCGTTTAGAAGCTCAAAGTAGCTGCTCCATATGAGCAACTCCTCTAGTGTTACC